CACACTTATGTCTAAAGACTAACGTCTCTAGATATATATGGGGTGTGTATAAGACATACTACTCCCCGCCCTCCACACAAACGTGGAATGCACATGGGGGCTGTCTGTAGACACGCTCTGCACGCTCACGCTGCGCCCTCTCCCCGCCCTCCCTCCCTCCCTCACTGGGTCGGGGCGGTAGCTGCGCTGTCGTCGACGCGGATCGGCGTGGTGGTCAAGGTGATTGGGCATGGCTCTGCGGCGTGCGTGCCCCCCAACGCCCATCCCCCCAAGAAAAAATACGTTTTCTGATACTATCTGGTTAATTGAGTAGGGGATTAGTGATGCAGATAGACATAGACAAGGATGTGCCTGTGCCGTCGAACACTCGGGTTCGTAATCGCTACCCGTATGAGTTGTTGAAGGTGGGTGAGTCGTTCTTTGTGAAGGACGTTGCCTTGCAGTCGATGTACAACACGAACTTCCGGTGGGGTAGGAAGTTATCTCGACGGTTTATTGCTCGCTCTGAGGATGGTGGAGTGCGGGTATGGAGGGTTGAATGAACATTCCTGACGACATGATTTCCCATGTGGGAAAGATTTTTGCGGGTGAGTACGAGTGTGATTGGGTGAAGGGTGCGCCGATCATTCTCGACATAGGTGCAAATGTTGGTGGCTTTGCGGTGTGGGCTTCGTATCGCTGGCCGCATGCTCAGTTGCATTGCTATGAGCCGGTGTTGAGCAACTATGACTTGTTGCTAGAGAACACCAAGGCGTTTGTAGACCGTGTGGATTGCTACAACGTCGGGGTTGGTGAGCCGGGGTTGCGGGACATCTATTACGGCAAGCACAACCGTGGTGAGTGCAGTCTGTACAAGGGCGCTGAACAGCGCGATGCTGGTGAGCAAGTGCAGATCATTGACCCGCAGCATCTACCTGATTCGCACTTGGTCAAGATTGACACTGAGGGTGCGGAGATTGAGATTCTTGAGGGGATGACGTATCTGCCCTTTGCGTATGTCATCGAGTATCACTCGGATGCAAACCGCAGGACGATTGACCGGCTGTTGCATGACTACACGCTGATGGAAATGCAAAGCACTAGCCCCAACTATGGAATCGTCAAATACGTCAGGACCGACCTACTCTGAGGACTGCTTAGGGTGCCAGCGTTGTGAAGACGCCCCTATGGTGGTTCTGTGGGATGGAAGGTCGGTATGCAACACCTGTGATGATTGGCGCTGCGAGTGTGAGGCTCGCAGATTGCTCAAGATTCGCTCGATGAAGAAGATCAAGCAGGAGTTGGAATGGCGTGAGAATCTGCACGGCAGAGACAACACCAAACTCAAGCGTTACATGCGCGGCATCTACGACAAGAAATGAAATTCAACCTTGAACACTTCTGGCGGTTCTGCTCACAACTTTCTGTGGAAACCAAGGAACAGGGTATCGTCAAACTTGGCACACAGTTGCTTGGTACCCAGCGATATGTGATGCAGGAGATTGCCAAGGGTCTAGAGGATGACGTCCACTACTTTGTCATTCTCAAGGGACGGCAGCTTGGCATCACCACAGTCAGCCTTGCGCTTGACCTGTACTGGCAGTTCAAGAACCCCGGCTTTGCCGGGACGCTGGTGACGCATGACGAAGAATCACGAAACATGTTCCGCACTACGTTGGACATGTACATGCAGAACCTACCGCTTGAATACCGTATCCCTGTGACCGCGCATAACCGCACACAGTTGATTCTGAAGAACCGTAGTCGGTTGTATTACCAAGTCGCAGGAACACGCTCTAACGGCTCCCTAGGGCGCGGCAAGGCTATCACCTACCTGCACTCTACCGAAACCAGTTCGTATGGCGACGAAGAAGGTCTTGCTTCCCTGCTCGCCTCTCTTGCAGAAACCAATCCCCTGCGTCTGTACCTGTGGGAGTCCACTGCTCGAGGGTTCAATCTGTTCCACGACATGTACACCACCTCCAAGAGGGCGCGTAGTCAACGCGCTATCTTCTGCGGGTGGTGGCGCAACGAATTCTACTCTGCCGACGCTAACAGCGAGATCTACAAAGTCTATTGGGACGGCAAGCTAAGTCCTGAGGAACGGGAGTGGACGAAAGAAATCAAGAAGCTATACAACGTCGAGATCAATAGCCGACAGATGGCGTGGTGGCGCTGGAAGATGTACGAAGGCATCAAGGATGAGAGCCTGATGTACCAAGAGTTCCCGCCGACAGAGGACTATGCCTTTGTGATGACCGGGACTTCGTTCTTCAGTACAGCAAGATGCACTGAGGCGGCGAAGCAAGCGAAGAAGCAACACCCCGATTACTACCGTTTCAACATGGGAGCAAACTTTGAAGACACGGTGCTCATCCGTTCGACAGAACGGCTTGCGACGCTTACCTTGTGGGAAGAGCCTGTGGACGGGGCTTATTACGTTATTGGGGCTGACCCTGCCTATGGTTCTAGCGATTGGGCTGACCGTTTTTGTATCCAAGTCTATCGGTGCTATGCCGACGGTATGGATCAGGTAGCAGAGTTTGCTACCTCAGAACTCAATACCTACCAGTTTGCTTGGGTGATCTGCTACATCGCCGGGGCTTACAAGAATTCGACTCTGAACCTTGAAGTCAATGGTCCCGGCCAGGCCGTCATCAACGAGATGCGAAACCTCAAGCGCGTAGCTGCCAACATGGGCACTCAGCGCGGCAATGACTTGTTCAACGTCTTGTCTCACATGCAAACGTATCTGTGGCGGCGTAACGACAGTCTCGGCGGCGTGACAAACAGTATCGGTTGGATCACTACCTCTGCCACCAAAGAACGGATGCTCAACTACTTCAAAGATTACTTTGAGCGCGGGATGCTCAACGTCTACTCGATGGAGTTGCTGGACGAAATGAAGTCGGTGGTCCGGGACGGCGGCACGATTGCCGCCTATGGTCGCAACAAAGATGACCGAGTCATGGCGACCGGCCTTGCCTGCGCCGCCTATGCCGAACAAGTACAACCGCGCTTGATACAGGCTCGCGTCACTCGCGCCCAACAAGAGACAGAAGAACGGATTGTTGCCAGCGGCAACCCTGTCAACCAAAACGTCTCTAACTACTTGAAACGTATAGGTGTTTATGGATAAGGTCACGCCTAAGAAAGAGTTGCTGCGTCAGTTGCAGATGTTCAAGGATGACGAAAGACGCGGCATCTCTATGGCGCTCTTTGCAGAGTTGGCCGGAGTTAATCATCTGCACCTTTTGGACATATTGAAGGGCAAGTATGATTTGACTGAGTACATGCAACGCAGGCTAGACAAGGCGTTGCGCGAGTTCCGAGAAGGCAAAGTTGTAGTTATGCAGAAGCGGAACAGGGAGAAATACATTGAATACCGGAAAGACCCAAAGCCGGTAGCCAAGCGCCACTATGGGGTGACACTCCAGAATGGCGAGTTCAAGTTGCAGATAGGACTGCGGCAGCGCGGCGACTACTCTGCTCCAACTTTGGGTGAACTTTTGAATCGAGGGCAAAATGGTTCTTAACGATTACAAGTGCGAAGTACACGGTTTTTTTGAAAGCGACATGCCAATCTGTCCGCATGGCTGCGACACGGTGCAAAAGGTTTTCTTGCAACCGATTGGCATGATTGGCGACAAAACCAAATTCAACGACAACACTCTGCGTGGCCTAGCCGCTGATTACGGCATGAGCGATATCAAGAGCGTCAGAGAGGGGGAGGCTCAGCCTCCTAGATATGCCCCTCCACAAAACAATCCTTTTGCAGTACAGTGGGGCAATCCTAGTCAAATCAGCAACTTCAATACCAAGAGCATTGCTGGTGAGAATCCAAATGGACTTGCATCTGCTGGTGGCAAGTTCAAGGCACCAACTACAGCGTCTTACATCGGCGACCATCAAAACTTGAAACTGGATAATTGATGCGAATTCCAACCGACCCAATGGCTAGAGAAACGTTCTATCTGGACGTTGCTCATAAGTGCATGGTGAGCGTTGAAGAGCGCAAGTCGGACTATCAAACGTTGCGCTCTTACTTCTTGTTTGGTTGCCAACCAGAAGAGCCGCCTGCTCACTTCAACAAAATTTTCCCGCACATCGATCAGCTAACCTCGTTCCTGTATTCCGCAGAAACGACGCGTTTCAGCATTGACCTAGGTGCGGCTGTGCCGGAGCCGGAATACATCAAGGTTCCCGTTCTGACCAAAGCGTTGAACGACCAGTGGCTCAACAGCAACACGGATAACGTGTTCTCAATGGCCCTGACTTGGGCGCTGGTGTACAACACAACGTACGTCAAATTGACGTACAGGAATGGCATCCATCCGTACATGATTGAGCCGGGTAGTGTTGGCGTTCTGCGTGAAGACACGCCTTACACTGACCGCCAAGAGGCGTTGGTACAGACGTACTACATCACCAAGTCTGAGTTGTACAATCGTCTGTACACGCATCCTAAGCGTGAGGAACTCATCCGACGTATCTCCGCCTCGCACCATGAGGTCAGTCGGGTTCCAGAGGCTATTGACCGGATTATCACGAGTCAGGTCAACCCGACCATCTTTGGTAACATCAACCTCGACTTGTCCGGCTATGCCCGATACAAAGCGCGTGTTGCCGAAGAGACCGTGGAGATGCGGGAACTCTGGCTTTGGAACGATGAGACGCAGGATTACCAGTGCGTCACCATTGCCGAACCAGACGTTGTCATCTATGACCGCGAAGGCAGCAAGCTATTCTTGAAAGGCGAGTTGCCCTTTGTGCAGATTTGCCCCAACCCGCAGTACGACTACTATTGGGGTCAATCGGAAGTACAGCGTTTGATTTTCCTGCAAGAGATGCGGAACAAACGCATGTCCGAGATTCTTGATTTGCTGTCTAAGCAAGTGTCGCCGCCAACCGCGCTGGTTGGTTTTACCGGCATCTTGGATGAAAAGAACTTTGCGTTGAATCGCGCTGGCGGTTTGTTTGCCACTGATATGCCTAACGCCAAGGTAGAGCGTATGGCCCCGAACATTCCTGATGACGCTTTCCGCGAGATTGCGGAAATCGATCGCATGTTCGAGGAAATGAGTGGCATCACCAATGTCCTCGCCGGTAAGGGCGAGTCTGGTGTTCGTTCTACTGGACACGCAAGTCAACTTGCTCGCTTGGGTTCGTCCCGCGCCAAGAAACGCGCCTTGGTTGTTGAGGACTCGCTAGAGAAACTGGCAACGCTGTTTATGAAAATGATGCAGTCGTATGACGATACGCACTACACCGCTGATGACGGTATGCGTTTCATCGCCGAACAATTTACCCGTGACTACGTTGTCAAAGTGGACGCGCACAGCAACAGCCCAATCTTCATGGAAGACAGCAGGCAACTAGCGTTCAACCTGTTGAAGGTTGGGGCTATCAGCAAGGAACGTCTGATAGATTTAGTTGATGCACCGATGAAGCAACTGTTGAAACAAGACTTGAAGAAGATTGAAGCGCAGCAGGCGCAACAAGCGCAGGCGCAAGCGCAGCAAGGAGAAAAAGGTGGCTCAGCCGAAATCAGTGAGTAAGGCAGATCAGCCGCGTGTCAGTGAAAAACAAGTCACTGGTATGCGCTCGATTGCAAAAACTCCAAGTATCACGTTCAATAGGGATGCGATTCGTAATACCACGACTCGCGGCAACCGCAACTACGGAAGGGGGTGACCCATGTACCGCAAGCACATGAAGAAGGGCCGTAAGGCTCGTCGGTAAGTATTCCCCGAAAGGGAATGGGGTATGGCTGCTTGCCCCTGTTTAAGTGGCCGCTTCTATTAGGAGGCTACCATGGCTCGCA